CTCCCCCCCCTGCCCAGGTGGCCGCCGCCTGGAATCCACCCGGCGGCGGGTACATGGTGGCGCCGCGCCCGGTGGCCCCCATGACCTTTGATCAGGCCGTGGAGCGGATCACCGCTGGATGGCGGTCCGGCGGTGCGGAGGGTGCCCTCCGTGCCGCCCTATCGGACGTGGTCCCGCCCACGGACCCCGCCCAGAACCAGGCCCTGTTCCGCCCACAATGGTTGGGGGAGTTGTGGACCACCGCCTACACGGAGCGTCCGCTCATTGACGTGATCGGCAAGGCCCCGCTCACATCCTTTACCGTCACGGGGTTTCGGGTGAACCGTCCCGCGTTCGGAGTGGCCCCCTACACGGGGAACAAGACGGCGGTCCCGTCCCCCGGCGGGTACGGGGTCACGGTGGTGTCCGAAACGGCCACCAGAATTGCGGGCGCCCACGATATCGACCGCGCCTTTATCGACCTGGGCGACGGCTCATTCGTCAGTAGCTATTTCCGGTACCAGGCGGAGAACTACGCGGTCCTCACGGAGTCCCAGGTGGCCGCGTGGCTCCTGGCGGAGGCCACCCCCGTGGTGGGCACCGCTGACAATATCCTGGGCGCCCTGGACCAGTTGGCCCAGTATTTCGCGGCCCTGGGCGGCGGTGCCCGCATGTCCTTCGTGGCCATTTCCGCTGACCTCTGGTCCGCCCTTATCGGCATTCCCAACCAGGAGGCCCCGTGGCTGTACGGCGGGTCCGCCGCCCTCACCGGCGGGACCGCCACCGTGGGCGGTATTTCCATGTTCCTGGAGGCCACCCTCCCGGACAATACGATTCTCGCGGGTGACCGCCGGGCGGCCACGTTCTACGAATGGAAGAATCCACCGCTGGCCATCCAGGCGCAGAATATCGCTAATGGCGGGGTGGACCTGGGAGTGTTCGGTTATTGCGCGTCCATCGTCAATAACCCCGTGGCCCTGGTGACCACCGGCCTGGCGCCGGTCCTCCCGCTGGCCGCGTCCCAGGACCGGCCCAGCAAGGCGAAGTGACCATGACCGCCGCCGCCCCGGAGCCGGTGGTCTTCGTGCCCGCCTGGTTGTCCCCGGCGGACGTGCGGGAGTGGCTACGGCTGAACGGGACCCCGTCCACGGATGATGCCCTGGTGACCCGCTGTGCCGCCGCCGTGGAGGCCCAGGTCCAGTCCGCCAGGCCGGACCGGTGGGTGTACGTGCTACCCGTCCCCCCGGACATTCCAGAGTCCGCCACGTACGTGCCAGATGCGGAGGTGTACCAGGCGGGTGTCCAGTTGGCCGCCCGCCTGGTCCGCCGCCGCAACTCCCCCGGCGGCCTGGAATCCTTTGCGGAGTCACTGGTCTACGTGTCCGCGTATGACCCGGAGATTCAGCGGGCGCTCCGCCAGGGTCCGTGGCGCCGCCCCCTGGTGGGCTGACGTGGACCTCCAGGGCGCCGCCCAGGCGGTGGTGGAGCAGCTACTGGCCGCCGGGGTCCAGGCCACCGTGGATGAGCGGGACCTGAACCCTCCGGCGGTCCTGGTGGCGGTGCCGCTCCTGTCCTACCGATTCGGTAAGGGCTACTGGGATGCCCAGTTCACCCTGGCGGCGGTGGTGGCGAACTCCGGGCGCGCCACCGCCCTGGCCAACCTGTCCACCCTGCTGGACCAGGTGGCCGCCGCCATGGGCCGCGCCCCCGTCACCGCCCGCGCCATTGACCTGTTAGTCCCGGACCAGGGCGCCCCCCTACCGGGCTACGAAATGATTTACACCCAGCGGATAGGAGAATAGACAATGCCAGTATTCGGCCCCGGCACGCTGAAAATCGGGGAAACGGGCAGTGAGATTGACGCGTCCTGCCTGATCAATTCGGCGCGAATCACCATGACAAAGGACCAGGGGGATTCCCAGACGAAACTCTGCGGCACCGTCAAGCCTGGTTCCACCCAGTACTCCTACCAATTCACCGGCAATATCGACGTGGATACGGAATCCGGCGCCGATGGGTTGTTCGCATTATCCCAGGAGGCCGCCGGCACGGAGCAGACATATACATTCACCCCGAATACCGGGGACACCACGGCGGCCACCGGAACATTGATTATCGACCCCCTGGATTTCGGGGCGGACGCCTATGGCGACACCATGAATTCCGACTTTACCTGGAGCCTGACGGGTAAACCCACATACACGTATGCGGTCCCCGCTCCGTGAGTTCGGTCAAGGTCCGGGGCGCGGACGAGGTGGCCCGCACCCTCCGGGCCGCCGCCGACGACCTCCGCAACCTGGACGCGGTGAACCGTGAGGCGGGCGCCCTGGTGGCACGTACGGCGCAACGCGGGGCGCCCCGCCGGACGGGCCGCCTGGCCGCTTCCATCACGGTGACCGCCGGGCCGGAGCGTGTGGCGGTGGCCACCGGGGTGGTCTATGCGGGGGTCCAGGAGGGCGGGTGGGCGCGCCGGGGTATCCGGGGCCGCCACTACATGCGAACGGGCCTCCAGGCCAACCAGGACGCGGTCCTGGCGTTGTACGAACGGGCGGCGGCCGCCGCCGCCGCCCAGGTGAGAGGAGCGTAAAGCCATGGGAGACAGTGCGTTAAAGAATCCACGGGTCCACGTGGTGATGGCGGACGGCGGGGAGTGGGACGCCCAGACCCTGAACCCTGACCTGCTGCGCTACGAACGGACCGCCGGTAAGAACGGGTGGGCGCCCGCCCAGAAGTCCCCCGTCCAGTGGCTGACGTTCGTGGCCTGGCGGGCCGGCCTCCGGGAGGGCCACATTCCTAAAGACATGACGTGGGAACGATTCTCGGAGGAGGAGTGCCTGGAGGTGAGTAACCCCGGCCAGGTTACGGCCCCCCCTATCCCCCCGGAACTAGACACCGTCTAGTGGTGGAGATCGCGGTGGCCACGTCCACCGCGCCCGCCCAGTGGTGGGCGGAGCCTGACGAGATCCTGTCCACCGTCATGGCGGTCCTGGAGGACCGCGCGAAACAGTATCGGAGGTAACGGGTATGGGACGCGCCGACGTCATCATTGACATCCTGGTGAACGCCAACCAGGCGGCCGGTGACCTGGACCAGACGGCCTCCAGGATGGACCGCTTCCAGTCGGGCCTGGGCAAGCTGGCGGTACCGGCGGCGGTGGTCGGTACCGCCCTGCTGGCCATGGGGAAACAGGCCACGGACGCGGCCAGTGCCGCCCAGCAGTCCATGGGAGCCGTGGAAACTGTCTTCGGCTCCGCCGCCGGGGCGGTCACCTCCTACGCGGCCACCAGTGCCCAGGACGTGGGCCTGGCCTCCTCCGCCTACAACCAGCTGGCGGCGGAAGCCGGCGCCACCATGCAGTCCATGGGCCTGTCCCAGGACCAGGCCGCCTCCTCCACCACGGACATGATCTCCCTGGCCGCTGACCTGGCCGCCACCATGGGCGGGACCACCACGGACGCGGTGAATGCCCTCACCTCCGCCCTCAAAGGTGAGGCGGACCCGGCGGAGGCCCTGGGCCTGAACCTGAAAGACTCCGCCGTCAAGGCGCAAATGGCGGCGGACGGTACCGACAAACTCACCGGCACCGCCTACGATGCCGCGAAGGCCGCCGCCGTCCTGGCCCTGGCCCACAAACAGGCCGGAGCCGCTACCGGCGCATTCGCCAGGGAATCCGACACGGCGGCGGGGTCCTCCCAGATAGCCGCCGCGTCATTCGAGGACGCCCAGGCCGCCCTGGGAGAATCCCTCCTGCCGGTGATTGTCTTCGCGGCCCAGGCATTCGCGGACCTCACCAACTGGATGAAAGAGAATTCCCAGGTAGTGTTGATTGTGGCGGCGGTCCTGGGCACGCTGGCCGCCGCCATTCTGGTGGTCAATGGCGCCATGGCCGCATTCAATTTCATCATGGCCGCTAACCCGGTGGTCCTGGTGATTATCGCCATAGCGGCCCTGGTCGCTGGCCTGGTGGTCCTCTGGAATACGTCCGATGGCTTCCGGGCCGCCGTTATCGGTATGTGGGAAGCGATCTCGGGCGCCGCCATCACCGCATGGAATGCGATTAGCTCCGCCGCGTCCGCCGTCTGGAATGCCATTACCGGGGTTATTTCGGGCGCCGTGTCCGTGGTCACGAACCTGTTTAATTCCCTCAAATCGCTGGCCACCGGGGTCTGGAATTCCATTAGTTCCGCGGCCTCCTCCGCCTGGAATTCCATTAGCTCCACCGTGGCCGCCGTCATCGGCGGTATCGGCTCCATTATCAATTCCCTGTTGGCCACCGCGTCCGCCGCCTGGAATGGTATTAAATCAGCCGGTGAAGCCGTATTCAATTCGATTCGGTCCATTGCGTCGTCCGCCATTTCCGCCATTTCCGGGATCATTGATTCCCTGGTGTCCACCGCGTCCAGCGCATTCAATGCGATTAAATCTATTGGGAGTAGTGTCTGGTCCGCCATTAGCTCCGCCGCCCAGTCCGCGCTGAACCTGATCATGGGGCCGATTAACGTGGTGAAAAACGCCATTCAGTCGATTATGTCCGCCATTCAGGGGGCAATAGATTTCGCCAGTAACCTGGCCTCCAAGATCGCCAGCCTGCCGGTGATCGGGGGCCTGTTCGGAGCGGACGCTCCCCCGGCGGCGGCCACCGCGTACTGGACCCCGGCGGCGGGCCTGGCCTCCCGTGGCCTGCTGGCCGCGCCGGTGGCCACCGCCACCTCCGGTAACGGGACAACCATCGTGATCCAGGGCGCCCTGGACCCGGTGGCCGTGGCCCGCCAGGTCCGGTCCGTCCTGGCCGCCGACGACCGCCGCCGCCACGGGGTCCGCCTGCTGGCCCCCTCCGTCCTGGCCGCCCGATGACAACGCCACTTACGTGCCAACTCTGGATTGACGGGGTGCGGGTGGCGGACGGCCAGGCGGGGGAGGACCCCGCCGCCCCGGCGGCCCTGTCCGGCCTCACCGTGACCTGGGGCCGCGCCACCACCGTGGAGCAACCGCCGCCCGCCGCGTGCTCATTCAGCCTGACCGACCCCAACGGGTCCGCCGGCTTCGCGGAGGTGGTCCGGGTCGGCTCCGCCGTGCGGGTGGTGGCGGACGCGGTGGTGTACCCGGACCCCACGGTGTCCATCGTGGCGGACCCGTCCTATGAGGCGGCGGCGGTGGGCTCCGCCCCGCCGCTGGCCGTGGACAACGGGACGGCGGTGGTAACCGCCACCCAGGCGCACACGGGTACCCACGGGGTCCTGGTGGAGCCGCTGAACGCGGCCAGGGCCGTCACCGTGACGATTCCCCCGGCGCCGTTCGTGCCCGCCGGGACGGACCCCACCGCCTGGGACCTGGTCCCCACCAGTGACTTTGGCCAGCGGTGGGCGGTGGGGGTGGCCCTCCGTGTACCCGTCGGGGGATGGGCGGAGGTCACCCCCGTCTGGTTCAGCGGACCCTGGGTCAGTGCCGCCACGCACCCGGTGGGCGCGGCGGCCGGAGTCGTCGGGGACGGTGCCTGGCACGTGCTCCAGTTGACGGTGGTCCCGCCCGCCGGGGTGTGGGTCGGGGTCGGGGTCCGCATCTACCCCACCGGTCCGGCCTGGGATGACGTGGACCCCGCCATCACCTGGGACACCGTGGCGGGTACCTACCTGGACACCACCTGGGATGACCTGGCACGTACGTACCTGGATGACGTGGTGGTGATGGCTCCGGCGGAGGGCGCGCTCCAGTCCGTGGTGGTGTTCGACGGGCGGGTGTCGGACATGACCGCGTCCTGGGACGACGGCGCCGGGGCGGTCCTGCTGGACGCGGCGGCGGTGGACCTGACGGCTGACCTGGGCAACCGTGACATCGCGGACGTGCCATGGGCGGCGGAGCCGATGGGCGATCGTTTCCGGCGCATCCTGGGCCTGTCCGGCGCCCCCGTCACGGCCACTATCGGGGCCGCCCTGGAGCCGCTGACGGTGTCCTGGATGGACGTGGACCGCCAGCAGGCCATGGGCCTCCTCCAGGACCTGGCCCAGTCCGTGGACGGGGTCTGCTGGCCCGCCGTACACGCCACCACGGGCCAGTACTTGTGGGTAGAAGATCCTGCCACCAGGGCGGCCCTGTTCGTGCTCCACAAGGGCGCTGACGGGGTGATCCGGGTGGTGCCCACCACCCAGGTCACCGGCGCCGTCCACCTGTCTGCCTGTGACATCCTCCGGGACCCGGTGGAATGGGTCCAGGATTCCGCCGACGTGGTCACCAGGGCCGCCGTCCAGTGGCTGGACCAGACCCTGGACGACAAGGGTTACCCCGCCCCCACCCAGCGGACGGTGACCACCGTGGACCCCGTCCTGGAGGCTTCGCTCGGCACCCGCCGCCTGTCCGTGTCCACCATCCTGGTGGCGGAGGCGGACGCGCTCCTGGTGGCCGACAAACTCCTGGGCCGGCTTCGGTCCTCCACCTGGCGGGTGAACGGCCTCACCTGGAACACCGCCACCCAGGACAACCTGGACGCAACGTACGTGACAAAGGCCCTGGCCCTGTTGGACGGGACCACCCGGATAGGGCGCCCCCTGGTCCTGGAGGACCTCCCGGACTGGACCCCCACCGGGCGGGACGAACTCCCCCTGTACGTGGAGGGCGGAGCCTACGACTACACCGCCGGGGCCTGGACTCTCGCCCTGACGGTGTCCTCCGGCCTGGCCCAGGGCCAGTCCGTGACCTGGGACCAGCTACCGCCGGACTGGGCCTGGGACCAGTTTGACCCCGCCATCACCTGGGACGACCTGTCAGGCGTAGGCCCACCCGAAACCCCTTAGGAGACAACGACAATGGGAACAACACCCAGCGGCCTGCCCTGGCCGGACGGTACCGCGCCGGTCCGGGACGGGGACAACGCCATCAAGGCCCTGGCGGACGCGGTGGACGCCAGGTCCGCGAAAACCCCGGCGGGGGTGGCGCTGACCACCTGGGCCACCTCCGGCGGCTACACCACGAATTCCCAGGGCGGGGTAGCCATTCCTGTGCCCTTCCAAACGGTGATCATGGGACAGGCAAACCCACAAATCACCGCCTATGGCTATTCCTGGAACCGTGCGTCCACCGGGCCGCCGCCAGGCACCGTCTGGTTCAACCTGGTTGACGTGACGGCCCGCACATTCGTGCCGAATGTCTTTTCCGTGATGGACGTAATGGTGATGGGGTACTGATGACAGCCACCTGTGTTAACCCGGACTGCACGGAGAATGGCATTCCGAAAGGGATGCTCCCTGGCGCCACCCTCCCGCCGGGCACCGTCATCTGGTGCGGGGAGTGCGGCCAGGAGTGCCAGATGAGCGACACGCCAGAGGAGTCACCCGCCGTGTCCGGATAGTCACCGTATGAGAGCATTCGCTCCGACATGTTCAGGTAAAGATCATGTTTGACGGGGTGGACAGAATCCCCACCAGCGCGGCGTAGGGCGCGCCTCCCGCTCATGCGGACCGACGCGCCCTACGTTCGAGTGGCTCCGGCGCCGTTACCAGCGGCCCGAAGTCTCAGCGCGCTACACCGCGCCGGTCCGCCCACCATACGGGCGCCACCGGCCCCGATGCCGGAGGACACACCTTGACTCACCGCGTGACCATCCAAGCCACCACGGACCGCTCCAGGGCCGTCTGTGAGTGCTCCTGGGCCTCGCCCTGGGCCACCGCCGGACCGCCGCAACCAGACGTGCCCCCGCGCACCGACCACCAGGAGCGCGTCATCCGCGCCGCCCAGTGGCACGTCCGAAACCCCGAAGGGGGCCGCGCCTGACCCTGGACGGCTGGACCACCACGGCGGTGGGGCGCGCGCCCCGTCCCGTGGTGAAACACGCGCTGGCGGAGGTCACGTCACCGCGCGGCGGAGCCTGCCCTGGTGAGGGCCGCACTAAAAACAACTACAACTACAAATACTTCGTATTTGTAGTAAAACTAAAGACAAAAGCATTACTCCGGGAGGAGTAATCGTTACGTAAGTAACGCGCGTGGCACGGAAAACGTTGCGAGACAAGCCGTTTCATCCACAAAATTGGTCCACAATCCATCCACACAAAGGACGCAATGATGGGAAATACCCCGGTACTTGCGTGCGGCACGTACCTCCTGAATCTCCAGTGCCCGGACTGCGGCTCCGTCCAGGAAATCGCGGTCTACCTGGACACCCGCCTGACGGTGGACGCCAGCGGCTCCAAGCTGGCCGCGAAGCTGAACGGCAAGCCGGTGGACCACCTCTGCGGCCAGCTGCGCCTGGTCACCGCCAGCGGCCAGCCGGCGCCGGAGGCGGAGGACGAGGAGGACCCAGGGATGTTCGAGCAACCAGACGTGCGCAAGCGCGCCGCCGGGGACATGACATGACCGCCTGTCGGTGCCAGGTGGGACGCTCCGGGCCGTGTCGGACCACCCGCTGGGCGCCTGGCTCATCTGGCGTCTGGTCCGGCGGGCCTGGAGGGCCTGGCATGGCCGCCCAGGACGCCATGAGCGGCCGAAGGAGGACCAGTGAATAGATTCACCCTCACCGTGGACGGTGACCGCATCCAGCCCATCGTGGCGGAGTACTGGTCCCCAGGCATCGGGGAACGGGACCGCATCCGGGTGGCCATGGGTGAGGTCACCCTGGACCTGGAGGAGGACGCGGCGGAGGACCTGGCGGACGGCATCGTGGACGCCATCGTCTCCAGGGCCGCCGTCACGGACCCATGGCCAGTCCGCCGCCGCCGGAGGTGAAACGTACGTGTCAGGAGACTGGGGCGGGTGGCGCGCCACCCGCTACACCCGCGCGATCCTGGAGCGGGACGGCCACATCTGCGCCTGGTGCGGCGGGTGGGCGACGACGGCGGAGCACGTGGTGGCCCGCTCCCTGGGCGGTGACCCGTGGGACCTGGAGAACGGAGTAGCCGCGTGCCTGAGTTGCAACTCATCCAGGGGGAACAGGCCCCGCCCGGTGGGCCGCGTCATCCACCCGTCCCGCCAGTGGGGGCAGGCATGACCATGGCCAGGCTGGAGCGGAGCCTCCACCGCGCCGTCACCTGGCTCCTGGTCCTGGCCGCCGTGCTGGCCGTGGCGCTGGCCGTGGCCATGCTCCTGTCCGCCAGGGAGGACCCGCCGCCCACCCATCCACCGTGGCCCACCGTGACCCGTACCCTGCCCGGCGGCCAGGTCACCACCGTCCAGCCGGAGGACCTGGACCTACCCACCACCACCCGATAGGAGCGCCATGCCAGACCAGGACCCCCACCCCCACCGCCATCACCCGCTCCTCCGCATCACCGTGTCCGCCTGCCCTGCTGACCAGGAGGCCCTCCTCCTGGACGT